TCAAGCACTTTCTCAATCGTTAAGATCAGAAGGTAAAGTGACACTTTGGTTTCTCACGGCTGTAAGTTCATTCAAAAGTTGCTCATGGTTCATCTCCAAAGAGACGGCCCATGACGTAACAGACTCTGAATCGACACCAGACCATGAACCGTAATACAGTTCATCGATTGGTTTTCGTATCAGAGTAAATGACTTACTATATAACTTATCCATATTAGCGACATGCACTCTAGGATTACGTCTGAAAGCAGTTAGTACATCGAAATCGATATACATAATGCGATCTAACGCATCCACAAGAGTGAAGTCGTCTTTCTGGATATAGTTATAAAGTTCTGCTCTAACCCTTCTTAAATGCGAGTAAATCGCATGAAAGAAAGGTTGGTAATAAAGGTCATTGATATCAGTAATCAATAGTCTTTCTTCACAGAAAGATTTCAATTGATTATAGAGACCAATTACTTTATTATTAGCAGAATAAGCCATACTTACTAGTCCTTTCGAAAGGACCCCTTTCATTAAAAGGGGCATATCCTTTTCGTTTGGAAGTACAAATTGCTCATTATCTCGTGTAGCTCAACCGAGCAACTGACGTTGCTCTTCGAGTGTAGCGAGACCTTGAGTAATCCGTACCATAGTATTAAACCTAACAAGGGTATTTCTTAAAAGCTTATATGGAAAAGAATAAGAGATTCATCTCTTATCTTTTCGAATATAACGCTTAAAAGTCATACCCTTGTATAAATTCAATACCAAGTTAGGGAGTGAACCTTTATATAAGTACAAGTTGCCATTTCTTATTACATAATCATATAAAATAGTGAAAACTATTTTTGGATTAGTAATATTGGCAACAAGACCATGTAAAGGAACACCCGTCAACTCCAAACTACCTCTTATTCATCTCTTCGCAAATTCATAAGTATCTTTCGATACATGTGTCTTTGCAACAGAGATGTCCACACCTAACCTCGTCATAATAGTTATATACTTATTAGCGACTTTATTGTCACGAATGACAATATCGTCACCTAATAATATATAATTATTAAAGTTGTCTTTGCCGCACAGATGTGCAGCTCAGGCAACGGTTAAGTGATGGGTTAAAGAGAACATTGCCCACGAGGAGTGAGCTCCCATAG